CGTGCTTGGCCTCCAAGATGTCGAGATAAAGCATTGCGCCCAATGGAAGAAGCAGAGCCACCAACACACATGCAGCGATCCAACCCATTATGCTTTCCCCCAGCGACTCACGAGGAGAAGCCACAGCCAAAGGTACAGGAGGAATATAGAAGTCACCACCACTGCTGCCAGCTTTAGCTGGACGTTTCTTTGCTCCTGCCGTTGTAGCCATGCTGCTTCCCGCTTTTTTGCCTCCTGCTTGAGTCTAGCTTTTTCCTGTTCCTCTGAGATGACTTCTCGCATCTTGAAGACCTCTGAGTACAACGCACCCATCTCTGGCGGTGACTGATAGACCATCGTTTCTCTGATCGTCACCACCAGCCTGTCCATCTCTTGCTGTGCCATCACTCTTTTGAGGGCTGCTTCCATCAAGTTCTGATTGGGGTCATAGACCGTGAGGCTCTTCTCTTCTTCCTCCCTGATGTGTGCCGCCAACTGCTCTTGCAGTCTGAAGAATTCGGTCAGGTTTTTGACAATGTCGATCTTGACCTGTGTCTCATCGACTGCGACATAGGCTGCCTTCTTTTTCGCCAAAGGCTTTGACGATGACTGTTTTGACTTTGGCTTACTTCCAAAGAACTTGAGAAGCTGATTCCAAAATCCTTGAACCTCTTTGCCAATGGCAATGACTTCATCAGCGGTCTGCTTGATCTCAACAAAAGACTCTTTGGCCTGCTTGTAAAGCTCGCACCCAGCTTGGATGTTTTTGACCAAGCCAGCCGCAAGAAGGCAGATGCTGATTGGGTCCACATCGTTACAGCCCCAGCAGCTTCTTCACGATGTCAGCAGCAACGCCTGGTCCAAACAAGATGGCGGCGATGACGATGTAGAGTTGGATTTCGATCTTCTGCATCCGACCCTTTCCAGACTCCAGCTTCTCTTCGATAGATTTATATCTCTCGTCGCAGATGGCTTGGTGGACGGCGAAGTCTTTTTCGACTTCGCTCACCCTGTCACCTCATCTGCAGGCTCTGGTGTGTTGCCTTCAGCGCACCACTTCAAAAAATTTTGGTAGTCGGTGTTGGCAGGGTCGAAGGGGATGTAGGCATTGTCAGCTAATCGCTTAACGCCTAATGGTGTTTCAGACAAATGATTTTTAAGAAGTTTATACATTATTTATAACTCCGCACTGAATAAAATTCTTGTGGCTGTGCTGTTGTTGCTTTGAACTTTTCCAAATGTATCGACTGTCATACCAGTAGAAACAAAATAATATGCCCCAACTGTTGTTGTGGATTCTGGATTTGAGCCTGTCATATCTCCGTTTGCAGCAGTGATATTTGAAAAGCCACGATAAAGCTGAAAAAAGCCGGAACCCGGAAAAGTTGTTGTTGGAACTGCTCGCATTTGAACAGGCAACGATACAGTAACACTAGCATTAGTTGTTGAGTAAACTGCCCCATATCCATAGTTTGAATATGCATTGCCAGAATTTCCAAGCATCACCGCATAGCGTTGGCAAAGCGCCAACTCCGTGCCATACGGCCTGTAGTCAAAGCTCGTTGCTGTTGAGCCTTTCTCAAGCTGGACACCTGTGATGTAGAAAGTTGCTCCGTTTGTGCCGACTACTGATGTTGCGCCTGTAGCATTTGTGTAGTTAACAGCCGCCCAAGAGCCAGCAGTACCGCTTCTTGTTGAGCCGCTACCAAGACCGATAGTTACTTGTATGCCAACTCCGTTTGTTGTCAGCCAAGTGCCTGTAGTATCACCAGCAACGGTGATTAATTTTTGCTCCCAAGTGTTTGCTGCGCTAATCGTGTATGTAAATGGGTAAGAACGGTCAAGGGCACTATTACGCAAAGAGCCACCAAAAGTACCTGTCAGACTTGAACGAACCCAAAAAGATAATGTGACTGTTGCGGCTGATGCAGTGCCCCACGCAAGGTCTGAAATATTAAGTCCTTCAATCGGCTGAGATATAGCATATGTTTCTGTTGCACCGACCGAGTATGCGGATAACGAAGTTACACCTAGATAGTTGATAAACCCAACAGGTGGCGTTACTGAACCTGCGTTTTGTTGGACACTAAATTTGGATGAGACAGACAATATTGCACTCCATCTGTCCAGCGTGTAACTGACGGAAGTAGGAGTAACACTCGCCCCCGCATTCCTCTGGTCAAAAACCATTGCGCCGTTAATGATGCGGTTTTTAAAGCCTGTGTAAGGCGTCATGTTTTGGCTTGCCAGCGTCATTACGCCTTCAGCCACAGCCAGCTTCTTGCCAGAGCCGACATTCAAGCCAACCGAAGTACCTGTGCCGTCAGCTTTAAAAATCGCGTCAATGGTGTCAAGATCGGTATTTATTTTGCCGCCCCATGTGTCAGTACTTGCGCCGACTTCGGGCTTTGTAAGTAACAGGTTGCTGGTCGTGGTATCTGCCATGATGAAAACTCCTATGCGGCCTCTTGCCAAGTGATTGAATTGTCTGCTAAATCAGCCCAAGATTCTGATGAGTCCGAAACTGATGTCCAGCCATTTGTGGATGGTGACACTGCTGTCCACTCCTCTGCCGTGTCTGCTTGTGGTGACCATGTTTCATCATTGTCTGGATATGCGCCCCATCCAAACCTGGTCATGCTCTGGATTGACCCAACAGACTCAACGCCAATTATCGCAACAGAGATGACGTTTATTGGCGTACCAAGAGATCCTGTGCCTTCAACTCCAGTGATGGCCTGGAACGAAATGACCTCTGCGCCAACCGTCCCAACAGCGCCAGTGGCGGCATTGCCTGTGATGGATGCGGTGCTTGTGACGCCAACCGAGTCAACGGCGCCAGTCGCGGCGTTGCCAGAGACATCAACTGCACTGGTCGCCGTGACGCTGCCAACCGACAAGGTTGACTCATTGCCGGTGACGGCATTGGTGGATGTTGCCAGTACCAATCCAACAGCACAGGTAGACGCACTTCCAGAGATGGCGATGGAAACAGTCAGCCCGACTGTGCCAACATTACCTGTGGCAATGTTTCCATCCTCTTGAACAGAGATGTTCTCTAATAAATTGCCAACGGCAGTGGCAGAAGAATTGCCGCTGATAACGACATTCCCTATGCCGTAGACGCCAAGCCCGTAATAGCCTGTTCCATATGCAGCCATGTTGCTGCCCCTGCTTTAAGCCAGCCTGATCAGGCCAGTGCTTGCATCGTTGACCGGCATGGTCAGGGTGAATGTCCCAGCAGTCACTGTCTGACTGCCAAATGTGTGGACGCTGACTGCCTTGTCTGATTGGGTCGAGTTATAGATCAGGACCGCATCAAATGCTGTTGACAATGTGACGGCTGAGTAGCTGATGCTGGCGCTTGGCGTCACAAAAGCTGTCGTGCCACTTGTGCTTGGTGGCGTGCCAAATGTCACTGTCACGCCGCCTGCGGTGTAGCCTGTGCCTGTCACCTCACCAGATGAGCTGTAGGCCGTGGTGGATGCGTTGACGGTGGCAGAGGCCAAGTACAAGGCGGCCTTGAATGTGTCGGCGGTGGTCGCTGCGCGAACAACACCAGTACCGAAATTGTGGTGGCCGACCAGCAGCTCGCCTTTGAAACTCGTACACATCGCTTGTGTATTGGCCATGGTTTATTCCTTAAATTTGTTGACTGATTCCATCAGCAAAGACACTGCTTTTGAGAGCCATGTGGACAGACCGATGCACCATCTCGCCATCCAACCAATACTCTACCCAGCTCGTTGTCTCGGTATCGTTGTCGAGAGAGCCTTCACGCTTTTCAAGCAGTGACTCGTCCATCTCGCCCTTGGTGGTGGTAATCATCATCCAAATGTCCTTGCTCTTGCCAAAATCGCACCGCCCGATGTAGAACCGCGATCATCTGCAATCTGCAACTGATCTAGTCCTGCCTGGTAAAGCGATGACCACACTGGGATTCTCGCATCGTCTTGCAGGTATGGCGCGGCCTGCAACAAAGCGCCGTAAAGATAAACGTCAGGCGCTTGTGTCAGCAGCCAGTTGGTTGCCACTATGGATGACAACTTTGTCAACTTGGCGTAATAGACCAGCTCTGCCGTGTATGCGCCATCAGGAATTGGAAGCAATCGGAATTGGTTTCCAACCACCGAAAAATACAGTGGCTTACCGCTGGACAAGTAGGTGGTG